AAATGATCAGTTAAAACTTTTACAATTTTTTCTGTTCTGTAATTATCGTAAGTTATTATACTAGGTTTTATGCGGGTTTATAACTAGGTAAAATGTAGGGTAATTATCGTAACATATATAAATATTTATTATATTATATAGGGTGGCTAGTGCCACTGGGGGTACTGGGCACAGTGTATGCCAGTGAGAATATAAATTATAAAAATAGAGGTGTGAACTAGATTGGTCGGCAAGACCCCTAACAATATTGGTCGGCTAACCCTTATATACCCCCTAGGGTATATGTGTAAGGCCCCCGGGTAGGGGTAAGTTATTATTGTACCAACAAATTCAAAACTGTCAAGTAAAAAATTTTTTTTATAGAAAATACTTGACAACTAGCTAATATCGAATACAATATAATAAACTGTATTTAAGATAAATATTGTCTAGCACACTTTTCTACACCTTTGACAGACAGATACAGGGAAATAGTGGTGCTAAAGACACATAGGCCTATGATTTCAAATTTATTACCGCAGAAGCAGAAACCAAAGAAGGAGCTTACTATTAAGCAAACCACTTTCGTAGATGAACTTATGGCGAATGGTGGTAACATCAGCCAAGCTATGAAAGTAGCAGGTTATCATGATGGTTCTCGTAATTGGCTTATTGAATCTGTACGTGATAATATCATCGAACGTACAAAACAAGAACTAGCACTTAATGGCCCTAAAGCGGCTACCCGACTAGTTAATACATTAGATGAAGATGGAACAACACCAAAAGGTGACTTACGCTTAAAAGCGGCAGAAAGCATATTGAATAGAATTGGTATTGGCTCTAATGATGCCGTAGACCATAATGTACAGGTAACACATGGAGTGGTTCTGTTACCAAGTAAGAAAGAAGAACCTATCCAGATAAATGACAACGAATGATGTACGAAGAACTTCCACTATACCCTTCGGATATGAGCTCGGAGAAGACGGTAAGACGTTACTCCCTATCCAACAGGAGCTTGATGCGTATACAAAGGCTAAACAATATCTTCAAACTTGCTCTTATAGGGAAGTTGCTAGTTGGTTATCCGCAACGACCAAGCGGCCTATTAGTGCCCAAGGATTACGAAAGAAGGTTTTAAATGAGCGACAACAAAATGAAGGAGATGGACAAGAACATCAAGAACATTGAGTTTGATAAGAACATACAAAGTTTAATTGATAAAGGTTTTGTCATGAAAGTTGGTGATGGTTTTAAACTAACACCACTAGGACAAGCGTTATTTGGAAACATGAAGAATATAAAACCAAACAAATTAGGGGGAATGATGCAAAAAATGCAAGCAGGTGGAGAAAAATTAGAAAATCCAGAGAAAGCTGACTTAAACAAAGATGGTAAACTGTCTAAATATGAAAAAAAGCGTGGAAAAGCTATAGAAAAAAACATAAAGAAAGATAAACTTAACAAAAGATATGGCGGAAAAGTAAGAATTCCGTCAAATTTTGGCATATAGAGTGAATGATATACCAGAACCTAAAAAAAAGCGTCAATATAATTACAGCACAGCTACAAAAGTTAAAAATGCGGCTCAAAAAAGGCTTAGAGAAGCTAAAAAAACTGCTGACAACAAAAAAAGACAGCTCAAAAACCAAAAAGACAAAGTAAGATACCTAGAAACTAGCTTAAAAAAGATAGAAGGTACGCTAAATGGTAAAAAACCATCTGTAATAACAGATGATGAGCTAAAAGTTGCACCAAAAGCAGTTAGAGAACACGTTACAGACGATAGTAACGTTATCTTTAGACCTAACACAGGGCCACAAACAGATTTCTTAGCCGCACCAGAGCGTGATGTACTTTACGGAGGAGCGGCAGGCGGAGGAAAATCATACGCATTGCTAGTTGATTTACTGCGTTATGCGGATATGCCCGAACATCGTGCATTACTGCTTAGACGTACATTAAATGAGCTAACAGAGTTAGTTGATAAAAGTAAACAGATATATCCGAAAGCATTTCCGGGTGCTGTTTTCAAAGAAGCTAAATCAATGTGGGTTTTTCCTAGTGGAGCTACAGCTTGGTTTTCATATCTGGATAAAGATACAGATGTAACGAGATATCAAGGTCAATCTTTTACATGGATTGGTGTTGATGAAATAACGCATTATCCTACCCCGTATGTCTGGGAATATTTGCGTTCCCGATTAAGGACAACAAATCCGTTAATAAAGGCATACATGCGGTGCACAGCTAACCCCGGCGGTGTCGGAGGATGGTGGGTCAAGAAAATGTATATTGACCCTGCACCGCCAGACGAACCATTTCCTGCACAGGATATAGAAACGAAACAATCTTATCTATGGCCTGTAGGACATGAAAAGGCAGGGCAACCTTTATTCTTGCGTAAGTTTATACCGGCAAGATTAACAGACAACCCATACCTAATGCAGGATGGTCAGTACGAAGCCATGCTACGTTCTTTACCAGAAATAGAACGTAAAAGACTTTTAGATGGTGATTGGGATGTTGCAGAAGGAGCGGCATTTCCAGAGTTTGAAAGGTCATTACATATTGTAAAACCTTTTGACATAGCACCATCGTGGCCAAGATTAAGAGCGGCTGACTATGGTTTTGCATCACCTTCATGTGTTTTATGGGGTGCTGTAGATTGGGATGGAAACTTAATTATTTATCGTGAGTTATACGGTAAACAGTATACTGGTGAATCATTAGCTAGGGTAGTATTACAAATGGAGCGTAATGATAGACCACCAAGCACTTCTGTTTTAGATGCAAGTTGTTGGAATAAAACAGGACATGGAATGAGCATAGCAGAAACAATGATGCGTAATGGCGTTCGATGGACACCTTCAGATAGAAATAGACTTGCAGGTAAAATGGAAATACATAGACGATTGTCTCTCGATAATGGTAAACCATCATTATACATATTTGAGACTTGTACGAATTTAATTAGAACTTTAGGTAACATACCTACATCAAAGTTAAATACAGAAGATGTAGATACAAAAGCTGAAGACCATGCATATGATGCATTAAGATACATGGTTATGACAAGGCAATCAAACAAACCTACTGTTCCAGATATATTAAAAGATATTAAGCAAAAGGCTTATCAACCCGAAGACATGGTTTTCGGATATTAACCAAAAGGAGTAAAAATGAAAACTGCAAAGAATCCCGTAGATGGAAGCATACTTAACTCTACTCAAGAAACTGGCTATCTAAGTCCGGCTAACGAAAAAGCTGTAGCAAAAGAAAAGCCACAATTCTCTACAGAAATTAATGAACCAAACCAAACATTAATTTTAGAAGCAGGGAAAAAGGGTAAAGGTAAAGCAGAAGTAGATGCTTTTATTATGAACTCAAGCGAAGATAAAGATTATTAAAAGGAAAACAAATGGCTGATGACGCACAAGATACAGCGTCTACGTTACCACCAGAGGATGCTCCGGGCATCGTTGGTTATGTATTAGAAAAGTACAATGAGTCTAAACAGGCTCGTTATACACATGAACAACGATGGTTAAAAGCATTTAAAAACTATCGTGGTATTTATGATTCTTCTACACAATTTCGTAGTACAGAGAAAAGTAAAGTTTTTGTAAAGATAACAAAAACAAAAGTGTTGGCCGCATATGGTCAAATAGTAGATGTATTGTTTGCTAACAAAAGATTTCCTATTACAGTAGCATCAAGTCCTATACCAGAGGGCATTGATGAAACTGCACATTTAGGAGTACCGGGAGAGGAACAGCTACGTTCTTCTGTTGGTTTTCCGGGTGATGGAAATCAAATACTACCCGGTGCTTTAGAAGCGACACCTATTCAAGGTGGAGCTAATTTAGGTGGATTAGAATCAGAATATCAAGGTGCAAATTTACAATCTGGTAAAGGTCGTATACCAAATCAGCCAGAGATACATCCTGCAAATGAAACAGCACGTAGGATGGAAAAACTAATACATGACCAGTTGTTAGATACAAACGCTACCAACGTTTTACGTCATGCTATATTTGAATCTGTATTACTTGGAACTGGTATTGTAAAAGGGCCATTTAATTATGCAAAGACAGTTCATCGTTGGGATATGATTAACGGTGAAAAGATGTATGCACCATACAACAAAGAAGTTCCAAAGTTAGAAGCAGTAAGTTGTTGGGATTTCTTTCCAGACCCAGATGCAACATCTGTAAATGATTCTAACTATGTAATACAAAGACATAAGTTTACTCGTAATGGTTTACGTGATTTAGTAAATCATCCATACTTTGACCCAGAAGCAATTGCTGAGTGTTTAGAGATGGGAGCTAATTACACCACCGAATACTATGAAGAT